TACCAGAAATAGGGTTATCTGTCAGACAGCCGTGGGCCGAATTGGTGGTTCGCGGCATTAAGCTTGTAGAGGTCCGGACGTGGAAATGCCCGAGAGAAATGATAGGCAAGAGGGTTGTTATTCACGCGGGAAAGAAGATCGACAGCAGACAATTTATCTGGAAGCATTTTCCGCATGAGGAGTGGGCTTCGGTTATGGCTCGGGTTGGTGGCCTTGTCGGGGAAGTAACGATAAGCGACTGTATAAAATTCACATGCCACGGCCACTTCGCGGAATATCGGCCAGTACATCTGAATCAGATTGATGATTACGAGGACGGGCTTTACGGATTCGTGATGAGCGGGGCCGTAAAATACGATCAGATAATTCCCTGTATTGGCAGGCTTGGATTTTTCAAAGTGGAAAAACAGGACATAGAGCCTGATAACGTGGGAGGACTACAAGATGAGTTATCTTTCTGACAGGCACAGCATGAAGGGAACAAGCGGGAGCATGGCAAGGCGCCGCGGGGAGAAGCGCAAGGCCAGGGAGCGGCGGGTTGCGGGTTATCGCCACATGGACAGAAAAAAGAGCGGCACTAAGCTGACTGCTCTGGTGGATCAGAGAAGGAAGAACAACAATCCGCTGGCTGAATACCTGGGACTATTGATGGGAATAAGGAAAATAAAAACGCATCAGGAAAGGGGGTGACAAGTGAATAGCGAAAAACTGGTTTCTTATTTCAAGGCAGCGGTTCAGGCAATCGTGGGCTCGAGTGCGTCGATCAATGACGAAAACAATCTTTCTTTCTCGAACGTAGTTATCTACAGAGTGGGAGACAATGTTTTCATTGATCTCAAGAAGCCGTGGTCCGGCAACTTCAACGTGCTGGATTTCGCCAGGAAACTCCGGGAGTACATGAAGGCCAACATGGATTCAGAGGTATGGACCCATGTGGCTGGCGTGATGTTTATCCACGAGATAGATGTTCTCGGCGCGGTCGACAAGAAAGCTGTTGAAGCACAGGAAAGCGAAGTTCCGGTCGTGGCCGTGGATATGAATGAATATGTGGACATGGGCGACAATTCCGGAGAAGAAAAAGCGGTCGAAGACGTGGAAGAAAATAAGCCTGCTGAAAAAGGAGATGAGGAATTATGATTATCACCCTGAAGACGCTATGGCTCGAAAAACTGGTGGCGTCCGCAAAAAGTCTGAAGCTGGACACGGTGGAAGTCAACCTGGTCGACGACGTTCCGTATTCAAAGATCGAAAACGGAAAGATCGTGGCGCATGAACCGCCGACAACCAAAAAGGAACCGGCGGAGAAAGAAAAGAAGCCGGTAAGGTTCCCGGTGTGGCGTGTGGATGAAGTATTGGTTTCAGAGGGAACCGGCGAACCGGAGTTCGACATCAACACGCTCGATGAGGCGAATGCCTTGGCCGTGTGCGCGGAGTTGGGAATCTCCGATACCGCGGGGAAGAAGCTTTCCGATCTGAGAAAAGAAATCTGGAAAGCTCTGTATAAAAAATGAGGACAGGAAAGAGACAAAGCCAGCCGGGGACTTCCCCGGCTGGTCTCGTTTATGGCACAGAAGAAAATACCACGACCAGTAATCGACATGGGACTTATCCATTACAGGTGTCCGTATGCAGTCAGGGGAATAACGGTCATGAAATTTACTGTAGGGGTATTCCCTGTTTGTAAAATAACAAAAAAACAGCGTGATAAATATTGGGAATATTGTACACACTGTCTGGCTAAAAAGAATATGAAAGCTGGTATAAAAAGAAATAAAAGAATCAAGAAACTTAAAAAGGCGCCGCCACTGGCAAAGGATTTTATTTCATGAAAAATACGATAAAAAAATATCTCTCCATAATGGGTATAAAAGATGAAGCTGCCGGTGATATTCTGAAAGCATTGTTCAAGAACTTTGACCTTATTCCCCGGCGAACCGCCAATCTGGATGAAAAGATATTTCTTGAAATACGATTTGGGTTTTTCGCCAACTCGCTTTCCGTGGAGGAGATAACGCTTTATCTGTTTTTGTGGGAATGGGGGCTTCAGGACTGGCGGGATAAAACAGATGAAGTTATGGGGCCGTTCGAGTTTGTGACCCTTGACATTATGATCTGGCAGTACATCAGGATTTTAAGGCTTTCAAAGAAAGAACTTACGATAGATGTTACTCCGGATACGCCGGGTTTCATGGCGGAAGCATTGTATCAGAAATATGGCTTGTTGAGAGATAAAACATGGCCTCGGCTGTATTCCAGGAGAGGCAAGGGAGAAGAATCTGAAAAAGAAGAATCTGTGGAAGTGGCTGAATATCAGGAAGTACAGATGTACAGGGTTGGAGACCAGGAGTACACGCAAGAGGAGTATGAGGCGTGGATGGCAGGGTTGGACCCTGATAAAAAAGTTGCCATGCTCGGGCATGTAACGCCCTTCATGAAAAAAATATTACGGGAGGAAATACCAAATGAGTGAAGACGAAAGGAAAGACGTAGACACAGAGGAAGGCAAAGTTGTTGACTTTCCTGGAAACGGTGATTCCGGAGAGAAACAGGGAGAAGGAGAACAGCCGCCAGTGGAACCGCCTGCCGGGGGAGAAACCGGGGGACAGCCGGAGGGTGATGGCCAGCCTGCGCCGGCCGCCACTGAAGATTCCAATGTAATAAAAAAGGCGAGAACCGGAGTCCTCATCATGATCGACGAAAACGGAAGCCTCGGTCTTACAACCGATATTCCGATGGAACTCGAGAAGAAAGCCACGATGAACGATGTGGAGATCATGCTGATCCAGGCTCTGGAATCAATCAGGCAGCAGCGGACGGTAGCTATGGTCCGTGATGTTGTACGCCGCGAGATAGCGCATTCGGCGCCGCACACCGCGGATCACATTGTCAACTGTCTGCACAAGAAAGCGGTCGAAGAAGCGCAGGGCCGGGCAAAGGGGCTATTCGTTCCGGGGAGGTAGGGGTGACGTTTCCGAACGCGATTATCAAGCTTGCGAAAAGGGATAAAGGGGTTACTGGTGAGGAAATATGCGAGTTGGGCCAAGAATATGGGTATCCTCGGCAGGTGTCTCTCCTGTTTGCAAACTCCATGAGGGATAACAGGATTCTTTGGGCCTGTAAGCTGAAAAGAAGGGGAAAGGTAGTAAGAGGATGGATAGTCAGTCCGCTGAGAAAGAACCTTGCTGGAAAATCAAAGCCTGTAAATTCCGGGGATGTCGGGCTTTCGGAAAAACCGTAGAGTGCTGGAACATGCCTGGAGTGGGATTTTTCAATAAAAAGACATGTGGTGATGGGGCCATGTGTCCAAGGCTCAAGCGGATAGTGTGTCCTGAATGCGAAGTGTTCAAGACCAATAACGGTACATAGATACCATAAACAAAGTTTTAAGCACTGAAACAAACAATACGGCTGTGTTAAAACATGGCCGTATTTTTATGTGCAAAAACCCATTATTATATCTTATCTTGACAAAAAACCACATTGAATGATAATAGGAAGTAATCGAACGCGAATAATTGGAGTTAAAAATGGCCCTACATACCTTGAATTGGTTAGACTGGACAGATGTAACTCGGCAGGGGGCGCACACGTCGGTATTTACCAATTTGGAAGAACAAGACTTTCTGGTTTATCTCGGAACGGCAAGCCTTTCATTTGGGCCATGGGCAAAGGCTGTTACCGTTGGAGGTTTTTATGTTCTTCAGTTCAAGGGAGAGAATACGACTGGTTTAAAAGCGTATTTTTCACAAAATGGGTTGTTGTCTGAAAAATACGTTCTTCAGGCAGTTGTTAAACCGTATGCTACAGGCGTAACATCGTGTCCTATTAGTGGAGGCATTCAAGTATCTGATTTGAATGATTATAAGAATTATTCTCCAGGCCATAACGCGCTAACGCCTTTGGGTACTCCAGTGCCTAATAAAGCTGGATTGTATGTTGCTTACATTTCCAGTGGAGTATGGACTTATAATTGGGGATATAAAAGCGCTGCAACCGGGTTGTGGGTCAATGTAGATTACAATACGGCGACATACAATAACACAGTATTTCACAGAACGATCACCATGAAAGACGGAAGTTGTTATCGAGCTTTTGTATTTTCAGAAGTCGGAGCGCATATAGCAACATTTCCAGCGATATTATTGTCCTCTGTATATGAGGGATCAGAAGCCGATAAGTTACTAGTGGGTTTTGGGGGGTCGGGGAGTACGGTTTATGATTTACATTATAAAAATATTGCCGTTAATCCGTTCGATGAAGAAGACTGGCTGCTTGAGACGGAGGCCGGAGTTGCTACCACTGGCGCGGTTTCGGGTGGGGCCGCTACGGCAAAGGAAGCGCTTTCCGACAGATTGGAAACGACATATATTGATCTCGATCCAGGAGAGACGATAACGATAACAATTCCGAGTGCGGCCAGTGAGGATAGGCCGATGTTCGGCGTTCAGGTCAATGCCGATTGCACGGATTCGAATTTACTGGATGTTCAGTTTGCAACCGATGCCGCGCCAAGCGTGTGGACTACGGCTATTCAGATTGGCAGTACGAAAGCGTATCGGAATTCGGTTACAAATATCAGTCCGTGGACCAATGGCATGAATCATATTCTGTGGCCTGAAATCCAGAATGCTTTTGGGCTCAACATGTATGATGTTTGCGCTTTCAGGTATTGCCTGATAACCAATAATTCAGGGGTGACAATTCCTGTCCGGCAGGTCTGGATGCTTAAATCCCTGGAGGATATTACGTATCGCACGTTAGCGGCTGGAAACATCATCGACCACATAATTCCTGACGGGGAGGCTCCGATAGGGTCGGTGGGCGACACACAGATTTTACTTATAAAAAACACGAGCGATAAAACGTGGACAACGGTGAAGGCGCTGCTGGTGACAGATGGTTATGCGCCGGATGCCATTCTCGAGTATTCGGCTGATGAAATTACCTGGTATGATGAAGACAATCCGCCGCCTGATCCCGTATTAGGTGTAGCGCTTGCTGGCACACCGTTTGCTCCCGAGGATTCTGCCAATTTGTATGTACGGACAAATATTCCGAATACTGGAGACGTGCTTGAATCTTTCAGGGCTAAATTCAGAATTTCAGTCGAAGTCTAAGGGCGGACAATGCGTAAAGAGGCTTATGAAAGATTTCCACTTCAAACAAAGTATCTATCCTCAACAGCGGCTTTGCCAGTTATAATTCACACAGTTCCAGCCGGTGAATTGTGGTATGTGACAGAATTCGAAGTCTTCCAGGATGTAAAACCGCCTCAATATTTTCCCCTTTATCGAAAATGCCGGGTAGACATTGCCGTACAAAAACCTTTCAGTTTTTTCCTTATTCTTTCCAAGGCAATAAACAATGCTTATGTCTACAAAGACTCTAAAATATTGGTGGCTGGCTCGGGGGTAAAAGTCCGGCCTGGTGAGACGATAACGCTTACTCAGGTGGCTGGCGAATCGGGTGGAGTAGATAATTATCTGACGTTTCTTGTCTCTTATCATCTTAAAAAAATAGATGAAAAGGGGGGGGATTACTGATGTATGGAGAAAGTTGGGATGTAATTGAATTTTCAGTCTATAAAACAGAAATAGCGAACAGAAAAGAACTGGCCCATTATTTAGTGCAAACTGTAGATGGAGCCGGAGCGGTAACAGAAGTTCTTATTTCCGCGAAAACGATTTCAACATCGGACAGGATCGTTTCGGCAATTATCGAAAAAGATACAGACCCGGCAAGCGATTATACATGGTACAAAACAAATTTCATTGACACGCTCATTTCACAAGCGGTAATAAATTTCGAAGATGTGGAGATAATTCTTAGAGCATCATCGCTTATTCCCTCGCTCATCGGGGAAGTGCAGGCGACTCCCACGGTGAATACAGTTCTTGGGCGCTTGAAAGATATTTACGATAAGCTGCTGGCTGGAATAACTGCTGTTGTCAGTGGAACGGTGACGGCCAATGCTGGAACCAATCTGAATACTTCGGCGCTTGCTCTTGAGAGCGGTGGAAATCTCGCGGCGGCGGTCACGGCTTTGACGGCCATTGCCCTGGCTGATGGTGTAAAAAAGATCACTGATCCCGTTGCGGTTACAACCATAAAACCTGATGGAACAAACATTGAGCCTTCAGGAGATACTACGGGACGCGCAAAATACATTATCGTTTCGAACCGCCTTTTCAAAAAGGTCGGGGATAATTACGCGGTGACTCCCGGCGCATACGGCCCGACACAGATATTAAATAAGTTGGGTGGCGACACGCTTGAAACCTTGACCATTACGTATGATGGGACGGGGAATATTACTGCCATGGTGGTTACATAAATGTTTGTTCGGACAACAATCGAAAACGAGAGGCCGATAGGGGTTATAACTGATCGGATGAAAATTCTTCACCTTTTCGGTGAAGGCGATTTTCTTATCGAAGTTCCGGACACGGCGAATATCGGAACGTGTGAAAAATTATCCGCGACTGATCCGGCGGTATTGACTCGTATTCAATGGTGGATTCTTCATCCTGGGGATGAACCTGAATGGCAGGATGTGGCGAATGGCTAACACTTATGCGGCGCCGAATTTCTCTATAGACACAGATATTGATCTGGCTGGCCTTACCGCGCTCAAAGGCAGCGCTCCGGCGGCAACCGATGTATGTTACACAAGTGAGGGAGCAACAACAACCCTTGATGGTAGTTGTGCCATGCTCAGATTTTACAACAACGACAATCCCTCGGGAACCGCCGTTGTAAAAATAGGACACACGCGATTTGTTGCCACGACGGTCAGTATAACGGTAACACTGTATGACACGAATACCACATCTCGCGGGTTGTACGGCGCGGGGACAACCGCTGGCTCCTGGACTTTTCAGGGCGCGTCTGCCGGTGTGCGCGTGAATATGGTTTCTAATTCGAATCGGCTGTGCAGCAATTTAGGTAAAAATCAGATTCCTTTCTATGCAGAGTGGACAACCTTTACAGCCTTCGTAGGGATTTATTCTAATAATGCAGTGAATACATTTAATCAGTTGATTTTCGATAACTGTCAGACGGGTATGGTTCTTGCCTCCGGGTATCCGCTTCCGGCATTTTGTGACAACATACTGTTTCTTGGGTGTGAATTATCGTGGAATATCAATGGGACAACCGCCACTGATTTACTTAACTTCTTGCATGGAAAAACATTTTTATATCAAGGTGTAACTCGCGCGTTAAGTTCTTCAATTACTCAGATTGGTTTTGGCAATGCTGGCCCTATTGCCAGGTATGGTGAGTATCGGTTCAATGCAGCGTCCTTTGTCGCTGTGCCGGTGTGGACAATCACGACAGGGATACAAAGCTTGACGGCGAATCCTAATGGCACACTGTCTGCCTCGTGGAATGCGGCCACACACGCGACGGGAGATCAGGTTAAATTCAGAATATATATTCGCAATGGATCGGCGCCTGACGTATTTGGGCTGGCTTCTCCTTATTATCTCCATAGTGTCATAGGCACAGTAGCAATCATCGGCGGGGATACGGCGGGAGCATTACTGGAAGCTGGCTCAACTTATTACGTGATTGTGCGGGCGGCTACTGATTTATCTGTTGAAGATGGGAACACAACAGAATTACATACGGAGGTTGTGAATAATTTAGCTCATGTTCTCGAACAGTTAAAAATAATAAAGAATAATCAGGTCATTCAAATGGGGATGAGTTAAGCAATGGCAACAAAGTCGATAGTTGACATGAATCCTCACATCAGCCGGGCCGATGCCGTGGCTGATCCTCAGCTTTGGCCTGTGAAGTATCGAACGCATCCGAAAGACCGGCGCAAGCCTTTTGTTTTCGAGCGTGAAGTAGTGGTAAACCGCCTGGGCATGACGAAAACAGTGCCGCAACTTTACCTTAATGATATTTATCGGAGCCTGAAAAATCTCAAAGACTTATATCTTGCGATAATGAAATGCCGCCAATCGCGGCTTTCTGAATTTGGGGTTAATGCCGCGGAGTATATTGTTGACACCTTACAGGGGGTTTCCGTTCTTTACATCCTGCAGGACGACAAAGCCGGAAAGAAATTCTGCCGGAAGCGTATTGATACCAGTATTTCTTTCAGTCCTTATCTGTCTTCCGTGGTGGAATTCATTGAAGCTGGATTCAAGGACAAGCGCACTGACAGTCTGGAAATGAAGAAGTTCCGGGATAACTGGCTTTATGTCCTGTATTCAACGGCAAAGGGTGGAAGTCGGTCTCCGGATGCCGATGTCTGTCTGTTTGATGAGTACGACAAGCATTCGTATAAAAGCACTGATGATGGTGAGGAATCGTATCTGTCCACGATGGATGATTCAGAGTATCAGGCTCGGCTTTATCTGTCGACGCCCACTTTCCCGGATTATGGTATTGACCTTCGTTATAAAGCTTCTTCCATGGGAATATGGACCATAAACTGTCGGACCTGTCTACAGGATTTCGTCATGGATTCGAATTACTTTTTTAATGGAGGGATAGTAAAGCTTCCGAACAGGCGGTTTAAGGATGGCGCCCTTCATATTTATGTCTGTCCGCATTGTGGCAACGAAGTAAATGTCATGGATAAACAGGTTCGCGGCCGCTATGTTCACCGGAAGCCTGAGTTGGTGGAACAAAACCGGCTCGGATTTTCTTTCTCGACACTGATTCTTCCCCATGTCAGCGCGGATAAGGCGAAAAGCCAGTATGAGGATTTCATAGTAAAGCCTGGTGGCCGGCGCAAGTACGTAAATGAAAAACTCGGGGAAGCCTGCACCGATGATGAGACCATGCAACGCCTTACTCGGGAACTCATGCTGTCGTGTGTGAACAAGGATCGTGGGTGGGTGAATGAGGCATACGGCACGATCATCGGCGTCGATTGGGGAAAAGACACACACGCTGTCGTCTGGAAGTTCACGAATAATCAATGCAAGCTGCTGAACATCTTTGAGTTTCCCGGTGATTCTGATCCGCTATCAGGGGCAAAGAATGTTGTAAAGCTTCTTCCCCGGTATAAGCCGCTGGTTTTAACATGTGACTTCGGAGACGGCCGGGAATCGAATAAATATGTTTATCCTCGAGCAAAGGATATATTTTACGCGGCAATCCATAAGCCGGGCCAGAAGGACATGGAACCTGAGTGGGTGAAGAAAACCCGCTCGGTTTATTATGAACTGATTTCCACTTATCAGACATATTGCAACTGGTTTTCGGCTATGATGATTGAATTACCTGCCCTGGATATGAAGCTCGAAAAATTCATACAGCATCATGAAAATTCACTTCTGATCGACCAGAGCAAGCTTTCGGAACCGGAAAAGATTGTCGGCTCGATTGAACGTGTTCAGGATTCGAAGCCGATGGAACTTGGACACCGTGGCCCAATTCACTTTCTTACCGCGGCTCTTTACGGTTGGCTTTATTGCATTGGAAAAGGCGCTTCTGATTTTTCGTTCTCTGAATTACCGAAAGATGAAAAACTGAGAGAAGAATTAACAAAATTCACATTCGACGACTTTTCACTCGACGCTGTTTTCGGAGGTAGGTAATTATGATGGCTCACTTCAATCCCTTGCTCGGGTCCGCCTATAATAGAAATTCTGCGGCCAGCCTGGATTTAACAACCGGAAGACTTCGGGTTACTCGCAGCCAGCTTGCGGCCAAAGGATTTCAGTCTCCACTTCGCAGGGGAATGTCGGAAATAGAGCTCGATCCTTTTGTGTTTTTCGAGCAGAAAGGATTGAGAAGTCAAAAAAATCTTTCATTCGCTCAAATGCGGCTACTCCGGATGTCGATGCCGGCCGTGGATTCGAGTATCAACTTCATAAAGTCCAGGATGATTTCTTTTGATTTCAGGATCGTTAAAGCTGATGGAACACGGCACAACAGTTTCAGTCAGAAACGCGCTGATCGCGTGAGAAGAATCCTGCTGAAACCAAATCAATTCGGGCAAACATACAGAGGGCTTTTGATGCGATACCTTGATGATCTGCTCGAGCGGGATTTAGGAACTCTCGAACTGGCCCCCAACAGGATATACGGTATAGACCAGTGGGGAGTTATCGACTCTTTCAAATTGCGCCCGAATCCAGACCACGTTACTGGCGACTTGGCAGTTGCGGCCTATTTTGAAACCGATGCCATGGATGATGAAAATATCGTCAATGAATATCGGGAAAATGAAGTGGTGTGGTCGAATTTCAATCCGCGTTCCGGTTCTTTCTACGGGCAATCACCGCTTGAGGTTTTGGACCGGATTATCCTGATGAGTATTTACGCCGATCAGCATAACATAAAGATCGTACATCCGAATTCCGAGAAGGGTGGGGGTATTGTCTGGCTCGGTGGTGTCAACAATGAAGTCAGAAAAGAATTTGAGGAGCGATACCAGGAATTCAGGAAATTCGATCCGGGGCGTCCGGTGTTTTCCTCCGGCGGTGAAAATGCTCCTGTGTTTATTCCCATTGAAGACAACCGGCGGCTGGAGTGGACGGAATTACAGCAATCATTGTCCGAGATCGTGGCTTCGGTTTATCAGCTTCAACCGCGAGATATAGGGCTGGCAGGCAAGAAGGGCGCGGCGGGAACTGCTGAAATAGAGGATGCCATTACGCTCAAGAGCGCGATTATTCCCCGGCTGCTCTTGCTCCAGGATATTTTCACAACCGGGATTGTGGCCAAAGAGGGCGGCGACGATCTGAAGATGGAATATATAGTTCGCCAAGATGAACCGCTCGAGGCCAGGGTGAGGGCCGCTTCGATGTCGTATGGCCGCGGAGTAATAACGGCCAATGAATTCAGACATGCGTATGACGAAACGCTTGAACCATATCCGTCGGAAATCGGCGATGTTCCGATTATTATTGCCGGAAACAGTGTGTACCGGCTGGCCGACGCGGTAAAGGGGATAACTGCTGGCACTCCTCAGAATGAACCTGAAAAACCGGATACTGAAGAAGAAGACAATTTCCACAGGACATCTTCGAAAGAAAAACAAGGCGGACAAGGCCAGACCTGGGAATAAGGAGAAACGATATGCCGAACGAACTGTTTCCAAAAGACGGATTCAAGCTCACGATCCCTATCTTCAAGGCTTATGAGGAAGATGGGGATGTTTACATTATGGGACTCGGGGGCGATACGGAGCCAGACGATCAGGATGAACGCCTGACATCGGAGTGCATCGAGGACATGAAACGCCAGGTCCAGGAAGGGCATATTCCTCTTATTCAGGCGCACTGGAATGCCGCTGGCCAGGTAATAACCACTGGTGAATGGTTTGATGAACTTGGCCAGGTAGTAGACATCATAATTACACCGCAGGGGCAGATATTTCCAAAAATACTTATGGATATGGATATGGAGACCAGCCGGTCACTGGTCAAGAAGATTCAGCGGGGGAAGAAACTCGGGTTGTCCTACGGTGGAAAACCCGAACAGTGGCATACCGAATTTACTCCCGATGGGAAAACGGTAAAGGTTTTTGACCGAATTAAATTATGGCATTTTGTCCCCACTACCCGGCCTGTTTATTCACGCAACTTGAACCGGCCTCTTGAGATAGTCGCAAAGTCTGTAACCAGCGATGAATGGGAAAGGGCGGCCCGCATCGCAGTGGACTCCATCGACTTTCATGATTATGAGCGCCGGGAAGAAGTTGTCGCGATTTACAAGTCTTTCAAAGAGGAAGTGGGGAATTCTAATGCAGGTGATAAGTTGGCTGGACCGGGGTTTGAATCCCATGTCGCGGACACGGAGAGCGGCCTTTCCGACTCTGATTTTGCATGGACATCATTTGCATATCAGAAAATGTCGTCCTCTGAGCGCGAGAAGGCCAACAAGGGTGAGCATCGGAAACTTCCTTACAGTGTAAAGGGAGAGAGTTCCGAAGCTGGATGGCGGGCAGCATGGAACGCCGTTCATGTGTCTCGTGGGGGACTGGATTTTTCAGGCGGTCCCCGGCGGGAAACTGTAATCCGGAAGCTTCTGGCTTCAAAGCCGAAAGGCATAGAGGTTACGAAGTCCAAGGATGATGAAAATGTTTTTTGCGTAGAGGGCGTGACGCTCTCTGCCGTTGAGAACGTAGAGGAAATCGAAATTCTCAAAGCAGTATATCCGGACATTTTTAAGTCGAAATCAGGAGGAAAAAACTCGATGGAACTCAAAGACGTAAAAGAAGTGATGGAACTCATACTTCCGTCAATGCTCGACAAAGCGGTCGATATAAAGCTGAAATCTTTCAAGGATGAACAGGACAAGAGTTTTGCCGCGCTCACAAAGAGCCTTGGCGATATCTCCGAAGCACTGAAATCCAAGAAGGATGTTTCGGCCGACGGCGCCGCGCTCAAGTCGGAAGACGTTTCGAAGATCGTCCTCGACACTCTGAAGGACAAAATGGGCGAAATGGCCCAGGCTGCTCTGAAGTCGAGACAGGATGGCGAAAAACCGGGCGAGACGAAGAAAGAGCCGGTTGAACAGTTCCGCGAAGATGTGGTCGCGCTCTGCAAGGGCGAGAAATCGTTCGAAGACTTCAAAGACGAGAAGTACGTGGCAAAGCTGAAATCTCAGATGGAGGCCGTATCCGCCGAAGTGTTTCACAACATGGCAGGCACGGATCCGTCAAAGGTCGAAGCAGTCTACAAATAAATCCGCGACTGAATAATCAGACGCACAGAAAGAGGAGGATACGAAATTGGAAATCAAGACATTCAAAGGTCTCGACAAGACCTATGGAATAGCGGACCCGGTAATCATGAAAGCGCTTACCGGCGTTACGGAACTGGATTCCACGATTCCGCATGTGTGGTCTCCCAGGCTCGAGCAGATTTATCTGGACAACATTCAGCTTACACAGTTCGCGGTAATCAACACTGAATTGCTCAACAGACTGGGCGATGAGGTCGAGATCAACAGGCTCAACGACATCGGGCCGGCCGTGGACATGGAAGCGACGGGACCGACCGGAGAGGCGGCAATCAATCCCGAAACACCGTGGGATAATTCGACCGTCGTGGAAACAGCGTTCACAACTGAGCAGATATGCTTGCTCACGCCCACGATGAAGTTCAAGGCCGTTCGCTTCACCAAGAAGGCTCTGAACAGGTCATTCGTCAACGTCATGGGCGATGCGACAATGGCTCTCGGACATGCGCTGGCCCTGAAACGCGAACAGGACTGTTTTCAGGCGCTTTCGTCTGCAACCCAGGTTGTTTCCGCTGACACCGGCGGATCGACGGCATGGACCGCGCTGACTTCCACGGAAGTTATCACCACGGACATTATCCGGGACGCCAAAGAAATCTTTGACGTAAACGTGAAGCTCTCGAGCTTTGCGTATTTTCCCGGTGGGACGTGCGTGTGCCTGATTCACCCGCATCAGTTCCGTGATCTGACGGACGATACCAAATGGTTCGACGTGGTGAAGCGGAACGCGGAGGAAAAGATATTCCGCGGCGAAATGACGGAGTGGGACGGCGTGAGATTCGTCAAGTCCACAATAGTCAAGTTCTACGCTATCGGCGCGGCCACGAATCAGGCGCTTGCGGACATGGCAACGCTGGCCGATGTGGCGGCTCCTCAGAAGCGCTGGTATTTCTCGACGGACGGAACGTATGCGAACAGGAAGCAGTATATTCTTCCGCGCTACCAGGTAGTCGAAGTCGGCGCCGGAAACCTGATCGACATCACGCTGGACACAACCGATGCCAACGCAAAGGTTACTGTCATCAACTACAGGGAAGGTTGGGTCGAGTTCGACATCGCGGTCGGCGGCACAGCGGTTCCCCAGGCGGTTTTCTCTTACGGCGTGGGCGCGGGCTACGAAGCTCTGCTTATCGGCAAACGGGCGTTTGCAATCGCGGAGAAAGCGAGACCGGAGATCACGAAAGAAGTTCGCAACTATCAGCTTTTCATCGGGATCGGCGCAACCGTCGATTACGACGTGAAGCTGCTCAACAACGAACAGGTGGTAAAAATCCGCACAGCCGGGTAATCATCCTGTTTAACGGAGATCAAAAAGCAGGGGGGCTTAACGGCCTCCCTGCTTATTCGCAAAAACAAGCATGGAGGAAATTACAATGAATTTCGGAAGCTACGAAACTTATCCCCGAATAACCAGAATAAGGAAAGCTGGCAAAACGAATCCGCTGTCTGATGTAAAGAACTATCTCGCGGACAAAAAACAGAGAGCCGATAACGAGAAGCTTCAGAAGACATCGGCGCCCGAGGAAAGGCTTTCAATAACCAGAGTGAGGAAATAATATGGCTCTATTTTACTACAATACCGGAGACGATACTACGCCTGTCTGGAATGAAGTTCTTGACAATATGGAATTTCATTTCACTGGCCTTGGTTCCACAAGCGAGAATCCGGCTCCGTTGGTGCGGCCGGCGGCGGGCTATGTGTGGAATTCCGAGGTCTGGATAGGTCCGGCGGTTATGGTAGGTGGCGTGAAGGTTGCAAACTGGAAAGCTCCAAACGAGGCCACGCAAAAAGGCAAGGTATTCAAGATCGTATTCGAGGAAGACGCAGGCGCCGCTCCATACATATCGGGATTCGATAATACGGATTTTGATACTTGGGCCAATGTGATTTTTTCAGGCACGGAAGCAAGCAACTGGAAAGGGCTCCTGAAGGCTTATGTGACGGGCAGGGAGTCCGTGGCTGTCGCGCCGCCGGTGAATTGGGCTACGATGGAGACCGGGCAGTCTGGAAGCCGGAATCCTAATGCCTTGGCTGGAAACTCATCTTTCGTAACGGTGCCATTTGTTCCCCTGACAGGTGAGGATTTTACGTTCACGATGGCAATGGCAGTCCCCTGGGATGCTGAAGCCGGTAAGGACGGGAAATATGTCGGTCGATTCACAGCGACTTTTGTTCATGTGTGAATTTGAACTTGTCGATGGCAAGAGGCTCAGAGAAGCCGACTACTCGCAGGGGTGGTCGGATTTTCCGTTTAAGAATCTTGTGAGCGCAGTAAGGATTCATAACCGGATAATTGCCCCGAAATATACGCTTAATCTGGCCCCTTCCTCAGTGAAGGGGTTTGCAATTCACTGGATAGGGCGGACAATCTTCGGAGGCGAGACAATGCCTTACATGGCGCGGGAGATAATGATAGTGCTGCCCACGAATAAGATCTTTGTCTTCAACGTGAATATAAGAACCGGAAAATGGCATGATTACATAGATGATTTGAACAGTCCTACAATGCCGCATCTGCATTCATACGATCTCAGAAAACACGGGATGGGATAACATGAAAAGTGTCATACAAGATGAAACAATCCACATGGACGTTACGTTTTACAATGTCGAACCGGCTCAAGGTGGGGTGCCGACTGACCCTGACAACTATTTACATACCTGGGAAATCACGGACCCATCATCTTCTGTTACCGGGATTAGTCTACTTGAAGGCGGATTATGGCCGTCACAGACTGATTTCTATTTCTCCATCGTGGACTCAGGAACGGATTTTGAGATCAAGGGATACTCCGACATCGCGAGAACGATAGAGATTGTTTCGACCGGCGCCCTGGCTTACGGTGTGTATGTGGAACAAGCCTTGGCGGAAGTGGGTGGAAGCGGTTTTGCAGGCACGGTAACTGTTACCTTCGCCGGTGGAATTCCCCCGGTTATTCTTTATCCGTTTCTTACCTACAACTTGATTTCCGGAAACTTCGATGGCAGTTGTTGTGTGGTTGAATTCGATAATGGTGGTGGAGAATATGCTTACAGCGAGATTCTTGACGGGTCTCTCTATCCTTCTAATGTCATGTACGCAAAGAGTATTACGGGTTTGAACTATGTTATCGTCGGCTCACCGCTGGCGGCTTTTCAGCCTGAACCGATGGAGTTGTTTTCGGCTGATAACATGGATTTCGATGGTGGTTCAAATATCGACATTATTCTTTACAGCGTTCCCGGCTCGAACTTTTCAACCGTCTTGTGTTCGAATCTCAATACAGCGGCAATAGTCGCCGAACTGGCGGGCCTGGCAATTACGCCGGATGCCGTTATTACGGATGTGTTTATCGCCACTGGAGCGACTTCAGACTATACGTTCAATGCCATTGCCTTTGGTGATCCCTTCACTTTTTGGGGTGGTGATCTGGCCAACGGGGAAAGAACCTTGGACGGTACGGCTGATTTCTCGATTTCTGATATTGGACAGACTGAACCGACATATCAGATATTCGACCAGGACAACACAGAGGTTGTTTCGGAAACAATATGCACCGATCGGGAATCGGCTGGAAAGTATTTCGTGGATTATGCGGTGGCTCTCGATGCGGTTCCGGGTGAAAACTGGAGAATAGTATGGCGCGGGACAATAAATGGAGTAGATTCTTTTCTTCAGGATTACTTTCGAGTTATTGATGCGGCGGTCGCGGAGGAAGAAAACGCGCTGATCGTCACGCTTTCCGAACTCAAGAACTCGATGAAGAAGACGAATGATAATGAAGATGAATTCCTTCGCCAGCTTCTTCTTTCGGCCTCGCAAACAATAGAGGAATATACACAGACTCGCTTTCATGTCGAGGAGAAAACAATCCGCCTGCATGGAAACGACAGGGATAAAATTCACATCGACAACGATGGACCGATTTATAGCATCACGTCGCTCAAGTATCTGAATGGAACTGCCTGGAGTGATTTTCTGGACATAGTTGATTTCTCAGGCTGGTTTATCTATGACAGGGAAGATGTGTTTCCGGAGGGACAAAACAACATAGAGCTTCAGTACAGGTATGGATATGACAAGGCGCCGCGGCAAATAAAGCAGGCGGTTATCCAGCTTGTGAAATACTGGTATGCGTATCAAAACAGGACAGGGGTGTTGTCCGATGTCGTGGGCGGTGGCCTGCGCGTCAATTACGCTGATTTGAAAGATGATCTTCCGCCGGAAGTAAAGGCATTGATCCGGCCCTACAGGAGATATGTATGATTTGCCATAGGGGAATATCGGCGTCGGTCCAGATTTCAGACCGGGTACATAGAGGGTTTCAGGCCACGGTTATTAACGTGGAAATGGTTAATGACAGTCCGATGCGGGAAAGAACCGATGAAGCGCTTTTCCGGCTTGGGAGCAAAATAAAGGTTATTCGCGCCGGCCGTGAAATTCTTCTGACTGAAGCTATTCTTTCTCCACTTCAGAGGATAACCAGTCCCCGGACGCTCGAGAGTATAAGGGCTGGATTTTTCAAGGCCGGTGACGATATCCAGGGTGGTGATTTGCTCCTCGATCTCAAGCGCAATGATTATTATATCTATCTCGCGGAGAATCAGTATGAGGCAGAGGGTGAGACCACGATGGTCCGGGCGATAGTGGCAAAATGCAATCATTCCGTCGATGTCTTCCGGCGCGTGAGTAAGCCTACCGGGTATGGTGGAGTCCATGAGACATTCGAAAAAATTTATACCGACATTCCGGTCACTATCGAATTTATCAGGGCAGGGATGCTTTTCGCGGAAGCTGGATTTTTCGGCAAGTCAACACACCGGCTGTTTATTCAGTCCCGGTATGGAATAACGCTGCTCGACAGGATAAGGATAAAAGAAGATTATTTCATGGTCGATGCCATTGACAGCGTGATATTTCCGAATACCTATCAGTTGACACTTTCGAGGGATATAAGATGAAGGTAACTCGCCGAATCAGATTTGATCCGAACAAGCTGTTTCTTTTGTATTATGAAGCCTTGTTTGAAATGTCGATCATAATTGCCAGGCGGCTGGAGGAAGAAGCGAGACAGTTGTTGTCAGACCGTATGAAGGGTGAGAAGTCTTCCGGCGCCCTGATGGATAGTTTGCAGGGAATAGTTGTGTTGGGGCCACGATCAATTCTTATCCGGTTACAGTCGAATGTGCGGGAAACAGGGCAGTGGGAAGAACAGATGGGGGAGAGCGGGGAAGCCGAATACACGGCCAATGATTTCAATTATGCAATGGCCGTTGAAGAAGGAACCGGGGTATATGGTCCGGAACACAGAGCTATTAAAAAGAATAAGGGAATGATTTTCTGGAATGGGGAAAAAAACGGGGCTGGAAATCCCAAAACCATAAAAACAAATATTATCGCTGGACAAATAGGGCTTCATTATGGCGAGGATGCCATTCAGAATATTACGCCGCAAGTTATGGACCTGTTAAATCAGGTAAGCAGGAATATAGACATAAATAGAGTGTGGGTGAAACGATGATCGGTTTGCAGAGAGCGATATTCTTGAAACTCAGTGGTGATGATGAACTGCTGAACCTCCTGGGGCTGGCCGTTGGCCAGGAATCAGAGATCAGTAAGCGGATAACGCCCGTTCCGCCCGTAGAATTGAGCGTGGAAAATCAGCCGCTGATTCATTTTCGCTTTCCCCAAACCTACACATCTTTTCGGTCGCGTCTCATGGAGATTCGACCGATGCAGTTTCGAGTCTGGAGCGCTGATCCGTCCCTCGTGGTTCATCAACAAATAGCTGAACGCATCAAAGCCTTGTTTGTCGGGCAAGTGCTGAAGATTGCGGATTGCCAGCAGTATTCGAATCCCGAATATGTTGGCGAAACTCAGATTGTTGGTCAAGTTAATGAACTGTACGGGTGGGCTGTAGAAATGCGTATCTCCACTCGAGTAACATACTTTAACTCTGGAGGATAGAAGTAATGTTGAAACCATTCGTTTTACATGGAGTAGGGACCGCCGCATTCTACGACCTGTCAACAGGCCGGGAAGTAATGCGCGTTCTCAAGCAGGAAACAGCGTCGTGGCTTCTGAGCTTCGATGAAGTGGAAGTTTCCGGCGGCGACGATCTGGACCTTTTCGAAGTTTTCGAGACCGGCCGCGCACAGTCCGTTTCGTTCACGGACAATCA